TAAATTGAGTTAGGTATCTTCTTAATTGTGCGTCATAAAACCAATCCATTATAATATTACCTTATACATCTGCTCTAGGTTTTAAAGCTTTACTCAATGCCTGTCGTTCTTGAACAACAGAACCAGCAATAGTTGCTGTATTATTATTGTTAATGAAGCTTGTTTTTTGTGTTAAACGTTTATCCTTACCAGAATTTATACCAACTAAGTCTTCATTACCAAAATTATTAAGAGTCATTCTTACATTATCTTCAAATTTAACCCATTTCGTTCCTTCGTATCTGTATAATCTATTTGGTAATTGATCTGTTCTCAGAAAATATTGACCATTAATTGGATTGTTGGGGAAAGATATTCCATAATCATATGGTGCTCCATTTGGTGGTACTCCATCACCAGTCAAATATCCAACATATAAATTTCTAGTTGGGGTTTGTAAAACATAGCTCGCATCAATATTAACAGAACTTACATCTGTTTCGGTATCAGAAACATCAGCTATATTCATTAGTTTATCTTCGTCCATACTCAATACATATAGATGTCTTGTTTCGTATCCACTTAAACGAACGTCTGAATCTGCCTGTTCGATAACTTGATTATTGATTTCTATACTGATTTGATATGATGATAATAAATCTCGTAAAGTACTCCCATCGTTATTACCAGAGTCAGTATCTAGAATTTCTTTGAATTCTTGACTATCTACTAACGGAGCACATTTAGCTCTTATTAAATGAGGATACCATGTTTGACTAAATCCACTAACTGGTCTCGATACACTTTGAACAACATAAAATCTTTTAAACGCAACCAATTTGTCATCTAACGCATATTCATCTTTTAAATGTGGTAATTCTAGTACATCCCCAGCCATTATTTTTCTTCCAAGAACATCGACTATATTTCTTAAATGAAAATTTATTAATACGTTATCATTTTGTAAAAATAATCCAAACTGGCTTAAATTTAAATCTAGATCCTGCATAGTATAAATTCCACGAATTGAGTATATGTCAGGATCATAATGTCTATCACGATTTTCCATGAATATTAAATCTTGAATACCTAATTCTGGTATTGGATTCGTATTAGTTGGTAATGATGGTGAACTTTCACCTTCAACAGGGTTTACCGGACCTAGATACTTATAAATAAATATATCGGTTCCACCGACTTGAAATTCTTCATTTATTATCTTATCTAAGAATTTAAAATCATTACTTTTTTGCGGCTTATATAGTGACAATCGTGGCATAGTAATATATTTATGCTAAATATAGTTATGAATGAAACAGAACACGAAAGAGAACAGGTAATAAAATATATTTCCACCATGCTCGCAGATGGTATGGTAGATGTTGAGCTTGATTCTTCTCATTACAATATCGCAATTGATAAAGCATTAGCAAAATATCGTCAACGAAGTAGTAATGCTGTTGAGGAAAGCTACGCTTTTTTAACACTTCAAGTTGATGTTAATGAATATATATTGCCAAAGGAAGTAATGCAGGTTCGACAATTATTTCGTAGATCCATCGGAAGTAGATCGGGTGGTGGTGATGGTGGTACTATCTTTGAACCATTTAACCTAGCTTATTCAAATACTTACTTACTAACCTCTACACATATGGGTGGTTTGGCGACCTATTATGCTTTTGCTAGTTATCAAAAACAAGTTGGTAAAATGTTTGGTTCTGATATAAATTTTAATTTTAATAGAACTACGAAATTATTAACTATAATGCAGAGACCACGCGCAGAAGAAGAGTTATTAGTTTGGCAGTATAATTACAAGCCTGATTTTATTATTCTTCAAGATTCATATTCGGGACAATGGGTTAAGGATTATTCCCTAGCAACTGCTAAAATGATTTTAGGTCAAGCATACGAAAAATTCTCTCAAATTGCTAGCCCTAGTGGATCAACATCTTTAAATGGCGCTGCTTTAAAAGCTGAAGCTAAAGCTGAATTAGATATATTAGAAACCGACCTAATTAATTACAAAACTGGTGATACACCTCTTACATTTGTTATTGGCTAAAATTAGAACTCTTGATTTTTATTATTAAATGTGTTATAATAATAGAATTTGGAGTTAAAATGCTTATTGCGTTAGTTGGTTTTATTGGTTCAGGAAAAGATTCGGTTGCTGAATATCTAGTAAATAAACATTTATTTAAAAAAGAGAGTTTTGCTGATTCTGTCAAAAATGCAGTTGCTCATATTTTTCATTGGGATAGAGACTTATTAGAAGGAAAAACGAATGAGTCAAGAGTATGGAGAGAGCAGGTTGATTTATGGTGGGCAAAAAGATTAAACATCCCCCATTTAACCCCTCGATGGGTATTACAAAATTTTGCCACTGAATTATGTAGAGATAAATTTCATAAAGATATTTGGATTGCTAGTTTAGAAAAAAAATTACAGAATAATATTTTGGACATTGTTATTAGTGATTTTCGTTTTATTAATGAATTAGAATCTATAAAAAATCAAAATGGAGTAGTAATAAGGATAAAAAGAGGTCAAGATCCTGATTGGTTTAATGATGCTGTATTGGCAAACTTAGGTGATGTTTCCGCTAAAGAAAAAATGATTGAAAGAGGAATACATACATCAGAATGGGAATGGGTAGGAACTAAAATCGATTATACAGTTGAAAATAATAGCTCGTTGGTAGATTTATATAAAAAAATAGATGAAATTGTAAAATTACAAACGAAATAACTTCATTTATATTTATTAATAAACTATTTTCTATAAGCCAGTATTTTTTAAATTAGTTGCTAAATATATAAAAAGTCCACTAAGGAGATTAATAATGGCACTAGGATCACCAGGCGTAGAAGTACAAGTTATAGATGAAAGTTTTTACACTCCAGCAGCACCAGGAACTGTGCCGCTAATTATTGTAACTTCTGCGCAAGATAAAAGTAACGCTTCCGGTAATGGAACAGCACTAGGAACTACAGCAGCAAACGCTGGTAAAGTTTATGTTATAACAAGTCAAAGAGACTTAACAGATACTTATGGAACTCCATTTTTCTATACAGACGCTACTGGTAACCCTGTTCATGGTAGTGAAGTCAATGAATATGGGTTACAAGCTGCGTATAGTGTATTGGGAGCAAGTTCAAGAGCATTTATCGTAAGAGCAGACGTTGATTTAAATCAATTGACTCCTTCTAGTGATGCCCCAACAGGTGATCCAGTAGCAGGTACATATTGGTTTGACACTGATTCATCATTGTATGGAATAAATGAATGGGATGCTGTAACAAATAAATTTACAGTAAAAACCCCATTGATTATTAATGACGACAATGTAAGCACTGCTGCTTCTGGTGGAACTCCACTGGATTCATTTGGAGCACAGGGTGACTACTTGAGTTATGCTGTAGCAAGTACACCATTACAAGTTTGGTATAAAACATCGGCCACATCAAATTCATGGGTTGTTGTTCAAAATAATTTCAATGGTAGTAAAAAACTAGCAATAGCTCCTCACACAGCATATCCTGACTTTACGACCAGTACAGGTAATAGTGCCGTAACTGGAAGTGTTTGGATTAAAACTACTACTCCAAGTAGAGGTGCCAATTATAGTGTAAAATACTATAATGGTTCTACTCAAACGTGGGGTTCAGTTCCAACACCTATATATAGCAATAAATTAAAAGCCATAGATGGTTACGATTTAGCAGGTGGTGGAACAAATATAGCCGTAGGCTCATTATTTGCTGAAGTTGATCCCGCAGTTCAAGGAACTGATCTTGATGCTGAATTCAAAATTTGGAGAAGAAATGCTGCTGGTAACACAGTTATAACTTCTGGTTCTGCCATTGAAGCTACTAATGCCTCAACTTCTACATTTTTGATAAGAGAAACTGTAAAAGTTAATAATACTTGGACATGGGGAGCAACTGTTACTGCTGTTGTAGCTCCTAGTACAACCACCAGTGTAGCAAGTAGATTACCTACATTGTTAGCCAATAGTTTGACAAATGTTTCTATATCTTATGACAATGTAACTAAAAAATTATCTGTAACACATTTAAAAGGTGGTGACGTTGAATTTGATTCTCAATGGGTAACATCTGGTATTTTCACTGCTACAAATGCCAATTTATACACTATTTCTGATGGATCATTCTCCTATATAGGTACCAATTGGAAGCCATTAGTTTATGAAGCAAGAAATAATGCTCCTACAACTGATCCAGCAGATGGAACATTGTGGTATAACAATGTAGTTGATGAAGTTGATATCATGATTCATGATGGATCTAAATGGGTTGGTTATAGAAATTACAGTTTGACAAGTGGAACAGATCCAAAAGGTCCATTAGTAAAAGCTGTTGAACCAAAAGATGGTGATAGATCTGATGGTGGTAATTTAGTTTCTGGAGATATAT